AAACGGTCAACGTGCTTGTTATGTTATAACTTCCATCAGGGATGAACACATTGTAACCAGAGGCGATGGCGTTGGTAAATGCCCTTGTATCGTCATGGTAGACCGTTTGGCTATTGGCCGTGGATACGGCGGCATCGTGCAATGTAATGACATTCCCTGCTATATTGTCAATATAGGTAACCAGCTCGGTGTTTCCTCCGGTTCCCGCGTTCGCTATTGATATTCCTTGTCCGGTAAGATAGCTGGCCGCCGAAGCGACAGTGAGACTCTTTTGCCCCGAGGTTACTGTCCCGGTAGTGAGAGTCCTGAGCCCAGAGGCACCATAGGTCGTTACGGTTGCCCATCCGGGTCCGCCGCCAGTGGTCGCGCTGTCAACGTACGACTTAGATGCAAGACCTCCCGTAGCGTCTATCGGAACACCGCTTCTTAAAAGATTTCCGCCCGTACCGTTCCATTGAGGGACATACAAATCAGTGGTAGAGCCGGGGCCGGATACACCTCCAGAATTGCTAGGAGTCCATTTGTTCGTTGAAGAATTCCAGCTTGGCACCTGTGTGTTTGTTGGCGCTGTCGTGCTCCAATCGTCAAGGTCGGTTGTTTTTGACGGAACAAAGGTTGCCCCGGCGTAGGCAAGCAAGGGAATCAGAAGCATCAATAAGAAAGGAGTGAATTTTTTCATGTCATTTAGTCCTCTCCCCAAAAAAAACAGAGCGATTTATGATTGCATACGATGCAGCGTTCTTTATATTTAGGTGCAAGATAGTATCCCTTGCATGTAGCAGGATGTGTTTCTTTCTGATGTTGTGACAGAAAGGAATTATTGACGAATCTCCACCATCTGTTTTTGCATTTATAAAGAAGTTTCTGAACGAGATACGCGACCGCTGTTTTCATGCTTCCTTCCTGAAATAAAAAAGCCGACAGAGAGGTGGAAACCCCTATCGGCTCTTGATACAGCCTGGTTGAATATTCAGTTTTTATTTACTTCGTGCTGCCCGCTACCTTACGCTTGCATTTATGACATATAAATTCATACCTGCCGTCAACTTTCCCCAAAGCCTGCCCGCAATCACACCGGATGAGCTTCATGTCAAATTCCCGGTATCGAACCCGCTGATGAACGAATCGTTCCGGTCAAATCCGAAGAACGGCAAAGTCCCGAATCCATAGCTGTAGAGCACGCCCTCCGGCCTCGGCACGATATAGCCGTTGTTGATCAGGTCCTGGATGATGGAGGTGAACGATCCCGACACCGTGATGACGGCGCTCATGTTCTGGGAATCGTTGACGATGATCTTCCCTCCGGGAAAGAGCGTCTGCCACGCGCTGTACAGGCTCTCGATCTTGCCGTCCCACTGGTTCCTGATGATCGCCGCTTTCAGGAGGACGCGGTACGTGCCGTCGTCGAGGACAGGGCTGATGCCACCGGATGGCTGGAAACTGACCGTGCGGCCAGCACCGATTATTTCCCCAATCCTGTCCAGCTGGGACCCGAACGCGGTGTCGATATCGAAGAAGACCGTGTCCATTTCCGACAGGACGGCATTCGCGTCCTCGACAAGCTGCACTGCCTCTTGGAGCAGTGCCAGGAATTTAGGCGAGGTCTGATACTGCGACGAAATGAGCTTGAGATAGCTCTCCACGCCTCCGATCGGGTTCCCATATTCAGAACCGTATGTATCGCCGTATCCCGGCATCAAGCCTCCATGGGGATTTACGCATTATTTGTATAATTTCACGCACGCGCGGATCCCGTAGGGACCGCCAGCTCCTGTGATGTTGTTTGAGGGATCTGGGTTATATACAGCCATCTCGAGTATATCTCCTCCCGTTACCGTGATTGTTGGCGCACTGGCAATATGACCTACATTCCAGGAGGGATCTGTCTTGAATGTCTCCTTCGCATAATAGACATTATTCTTCGATATCTGAGCGTCTATATTGTATGTGCTGGATGAGGCCGACACTATAAGATAAAAAGTCACATCGGCGAAATTATATCCGGGCGGAATGGTGAAGTTTGATGGGTTCGTCGTTACACTGTGTATGGAGATGAGATCTGAATCGTTTACGCTCCAATTTACAAAATTCAAGCTGTTATGTGTGAACGTCTGGTCGCTCGCCAGGTGCACCGCGCAGAGCGCCGGATGGGGCGAATCCAGCAGGTCCCAGTTCGAGTTGACGGCAGTGGCCCAGCCGCTCTCCCCGGAGCTCGGCTTATAGAGGTTCAGGTTCGTCGTATAGGTCCCGGCATATGCGATGAGCGCCGCCACGAACACGGAAAGCACTATGGTCAATATCTTTTTCATGATCGTCTCCTATACCGAGGAAATTGTTATATTCGCCAATGACGTGCATTCGATCACTTCATTGAATGCCGCCACGATATCGGACGTTCCGGGCGTCCCGCCGTGCAGGCAGGCCGTTATGCCGCGAACGTAATACAGTGGGTTCAGCGGGTCGCCGATGGCCGAAAGCGCGGGGCCGTACACGGAGTTCACGGCAAGCGTCTCGCCGATCCGGTACCCGTTCAGGAAATCCTTGATCGCCTGCTGGATGGCCGCAGTCGTTGCGGACGTATATCCTGTCAGCTGATGCACCTGCACGACGACATCGATGTTCTTGTACGACGGCCTGTAGAAATTGATGTTCATGACAGTCCCGGTGATCGGGTCGGTGACCGCGACAGTTGTGGTCCCGTCGGTAAGGCAGCCGATGCCCCGGTTAAGATAGATGGCGTTCGCGATATCGACATCCGCCCCGTTCTCGACGACCGCCGCAATGGAGTGCGCGGGCAGGCCGTTCGAATCCACACTCCCCGTCGGGTTCTCGTAGACCACGCTCCGCGTCACGCCGGCGAGGGACGCGATGGCCGAAACCGTGCCGGCCAGCATGGTCATGGATGGCTTGGAAACGCTGATGCTCTGACGGGACCGGAGCTGGGAGTCGGTCTCCACTGGCAGTCCCGGGCTCGGTGTGCTCGGGTTCGTCACGCTTACCCATCCGAGCTGAGGCGTATCGATGATGCTGAGATCGCCGACCTGCGCCGTTATCGCCCCGAGGATCTGGCAGGTGGCCGTGACCGACACGGTGCCTCCACCCCCAATCGTAACGACCGGCGGAAGGCTCCATTTGTTCCCGTTCATGTCCCTGACCACACCGTTGCTCACGATCGTCCCAGCGGTTCCTGTCAGCGTGACCGAGCAGGTGGAATAGGATGCGGCCTTTCTCCTGATCCCGTTCAGCTTCACGATGGAATCGAGCGCCGCACCGACCGCTGTCTTCGGGCTTTTGTTGTTGTACGACAGCTGGAGCGCCGAATGGCAATCGAATATCTTGAGCGCGATGATGGACAGGAACTGGTAATCGGCCGTGTCCGGGGCCAGGTAGATATCAGCTCCGTAGATCGACTGTGCCGAAGCGATCAGGTCGTTCAGGATATCGTCATAGGACGGTATGGTAAGGCCGGAAGCTCCGATCGATGGAGGTGAATAGGGCATGGGGTTATGATCCTCCTGTCTGTATGGGCACGTTCGATACCACGACCTGGCCGAATTCCGTGTTTACCGTCGCCTGGAACGCATACGACCGGGCTGACGCGTTATAATTGCTCGAAACGTTCTGCACGTCGGTGACATGCGGCGTTTCCATGATGCGCTTCTGGATGAGCTGGTTTATGACCTTGGAATTGTTCGGACCGCTCATGCCGAGGATCGACTGCCAGAGCGGAAGTCCCTCGTCCTCGTTCTCCCACCACTCGCCCTGAAAGAGCAGCAATACGGTCTGGATCATCTGGACGACCGCATCGAGGTCGGTTAAATAATCCAATTTCCCATTCCCGAATACCAGATCATGACTGCTGTCAAGCTTCCGTACCCGTACCGTGCTCATGGTTCAGCTCGCTTTCGTCTTCACCGTGGACAGGGTCAAGAGGACCGGGGTCATGGGGCTGTTCGGAGGCCCGGCGCCGCTGGAACTGTGTGTATGCGCATCAAAGAACGCGGCGAATCTGGCGTCTATCAGAGCCTGAAGGCTCCCGCCGCCGATATTCACGACCGGCGCTGTCACGTCCACTTCGCCGCTCTTTACCTCGACCTTGACCGATCCGTCGCTGTTCCGGAGCACCGCCGAATTCGTCGAATACCCGGATATCGTCCTCGGCTGGCTCCAAGGCCCCAGGATCGCAAACCCGTCGGAAAGATCGTGGCGCCTCCGGTCGATCTGGTCCTGCACGCCTCCGGACTGCCACCAGGCATCCATGCAGCTGTCTCCGAAAACGACCAGGCATTCATCGCCCGCCTGGACCGGGAGCGTGAGTGAGAACCCTCCGGCCCTCGGCATGAGGATCGGGACATCCAAGAGAAGCGGGATTTCCACGTCCTCGAGGACCCCGTCGATGCTGATCTTTTCCCGGACGGCGACGCTTACCTGCACGGTCTGCTTGCCCGCGTCGAAGCTCTGGACGATCCCCGGCGCCGCCACGCGGAGGGACGAAGAAAAATCATTAAGTGCTTTTCTAAGTTGTTCTGATTGATCTTTTAATCTTTCTGGCAATGTTATCAATTAGGATTCTCCATTTGGTTGACAATCATTTCTGGGAAAAAATCAGCAGCAGCTAATTGCAATGGTACCTTGCCGCCGCGCGTGAGACAAACAACATCCTGATACCATTCCTGTCCGCGCGTGTCTCCGACCGTCGTGATGCCTATCACGAGCCCGACCATGTCCTGATCGATCATGGATACAATTTGTCCTATAATCGCCTTCTTTTGCCGAAGGAGCGAATTGTCGATCTTGACCATCATGCTGGGATTTACGATGGTGATCGTGGGGTTGATGAGGCACCGGAACGAGAACCCATAGTCAATCTGCTGCGGCGTTCCGACGAGCCCGGTCTGCGGAGAAAGCACCAGCGCCTGCCCCTGCGGGACGTCGGTGATCTTCGTTATGTGGAGCTTGCCGTCATCGGCGAACATTTGGGCATTGTTGCCTCTTGCAATATTCCTAAGATGGTCTTTTGCATTTCCGAAAATTACTTTCCCTCTAGGACTTGGATTTGAATCAAGATTAGATGTGATATGCCCTAAAGGAATAGGCGTTCTGGCTCTTACTGAAATATCTTTAATTATCTCCATATAGTCATACCCAGCATTTTTAGAAAATGCTATG